GATTGGTGGTGGTTCAGCACATGGAACAGCCGCTGGCATATCTATGGATGTTAATGGTGATATGACGCTAGGTGGTGGAATCGCTTGTGCGGATGAGGTTATCGGAAGGCCAAGATTTACAGATTATGCCGAAACTAAGCAAGCAATGGCAGCAAATAGTGTTGACTTAACTCTTGGTAATGTCCAGACGTATACATTATCAGGAAGTCAGACATTAACATTTGATAATCCATCTGATACTGGAAATGCTTGCTCTTTTACATTGGTAGTTACAAATGGTGGAAGTGCAACATTAACATGGCCTACTGAAGTGGATTGGGCCGGTGGAAGTGCGCCATCCTTAACATCTTCTGGGGTAGATATCCTAACCTTTACAACTATGGATGCAGGAACTATATGGTACGGATTCGCAGCAGGGTTGGATATGGGTTAATGGGAGACAAGTAATGGCAAAAGAAACTGCAACATACATTAGCCAATTAGTAGCAACTAACCCCGTTGCTTCTGATTCTGTATCAGTTGGAGATGACCATCTTAGGATGCTCAAAACTGTCCTGAAGACCCAGTTCAGCGGTCTTACAGGAACAACTGCTATCAGTGCTTCAGAAGCAGAGTTAAATATCTTAGATGGGGTTACCGCTACGAATTCGGAATTAAACTATCTTGATATAACTACTCTTGGTACATCGGCAGATTCTAAGGCACTTACCCAAGCATCTGGTGTAGTTACGATTGCTGGTGATGTAGTTGTTAGTGGTACAACTCCTAAGGTTACAATAGGCGATGCAGGTGAAGAAGATACAACTCTTCTGTTTGATGGCAATGCAAAAGACTTCTATGTAGCATTAGACGACAGTGCTGATAAATTAGTTATTGGCGAGGGTTCTACCGTTGGTACGAATAGTATTTTAACTATTACTGATGACACTGTAACTTTGGGCGACGGTGCTGCAGTTGATACATCCATTGTCTTTGATGGCAATGCTAAAGACTTTTATGTTGGCTTGGATGACAGCGCAGATAAGCTAGTTGTTGGTGTAGACAGCACCGTTGGAACAAACAGCATCTTAACTCTTACCGATGATACGGTTACAATAGGAGATGGTGCAGCCGTTGATACCTACCTTAACTTTGACGGTAATGCGGTTGATTTCAGGATAGGAATTGATGATGGCACTGACAAATTAGAGATTGGAGCAGAGGTTGCACATGGAACTACTGCTGCGATAGCTATTGATGCTAACGCTGATATGCTCTTAGGCGGTTATCTTAATTTTCAAGATGAGCAAGCTATAAGACCAGAGATTAAAGATTATGCCGAAACAATAAATGCGTTAGGTGATACTGGCGGTGGCACAGACGCTATTGATGTTTCTGCTGGGAACGTCGTTACTGCAACAGTATCCACTGCAACGCAGGAGTTCACCTTTACTAATCCTTCTGCCACTGGAAAGGCCTGTTCGTTCACGTTGCATCTGACAAACGGTGGATCACAGACTGTTAATTGGCCCAATTCCGTAGATTGGGCGGGGGGTTCAGCACCCGATCTAACCTCATCCGGTCTGGATGTTCTTACATTTACAACGATTGATGCTGGTACAACATGGCTGGGATTCCTTGCCGGTGCTGACGTTAGTTAGATAGGGAGAAATTATGCCTTTAGGATCGAATAAAGTAGGGTTGATGGCTGCTGCTGGCGGTGAAACAGAGATAGAGGTCGAGTACCTTGTTATTGCCGGTGGTGGTAGTGGTTCATCTGTCTATAGTTCTACTGGAGCAGGCGGTGGTGGTGCCGGTGGTTACAGGACTGATACAGGGTTTGCTGTTAGTGGTACAGTAACAGTAACTGTCGGGGCTGGCGGTGCTTCTGTAACAGGTGGTTCAGGAAACTCAGGCTCCAATTCCGTTTTTTCTTCCATTACTTCAGTGGGTGGTGGAGGAGGAGGTAGTGGCGATGGTGGCGCGGGGCAAGATGGTGGATCAGGTGGTGGTGGTGATGGCGATGGAGGTTACGCTGGTGGTTCTGCTACAGCCGGTCAAGGTAATAACGGTGGATCGGGTGGTTCTGGATCAGGTTCTGGAGGCGGTGGTGGTGGTGGCGCTGGTGCTACGGGTAGTAATAATTCTGGCGGGGCTGGTGGTAATGGCGGTGATGGTACTGCAAGTTCTATAACTGGTTCATCTGTAACAAGGGCAGGCGGTGGTGGTGGCGCTGGAGGTAGTGGCGGTTCTGGAGATGGCGGTACAGGCGGCGGTCAATGGGGAGCTAAAAATGGCGCAAGTTCTGCCGGAACAGCCAATACTGGCAGTGGCTCGGGCGGAACTCGCCAATCTGATGCTGCGGGTGCCGGTGGTTCAGGTGTGGTCATCATAGCTTATGCTGATAGCTTAGATGATCTTTCCGCAGTGGATAACGGGCTTACCGTGAATGGCTCTAGTGGAAATACAACGCCAAACACAGATAGAGGCGGGTATAAAGTATATAAATTTACTGCCGGAACTGGCACAATTACAATTTAGGGGTATGATATGAAATATGTAAAAGGTAGCGTTTTCCCGTACACGGAAAATCAATTAAAAACGGATAATCCCAATACCTCTTTCCCAAAAAATGCTCTTGAAAATGAAAATGTAAGGGCAAGTTATGGTGTAGAGGAAGTTTTGGAAACGGATATTCCAACTAAAAATGGGTACAAAGCTGTACAAGGCGAGATTGCCATTGTGGATGGGAAGAAGACTGAGGCATGGGACTTAGTTCTTAAAGAGGTTGAAGAATTATCCCCCAAAGAAATCACTCAGGTTGATCCGAATCCTCCGGAGGGACATTCGACATCTCATGGGACTCCAGAATTGGTTGGTGATGAATGGAGGCAAACTTGGGTATATGAACAAGCATCTGGTATCGAAGCCAGAGTATTAGTTTATGGCCCAGTAGCAGAACAGATTGAGTTTATTACTGAGAATGGCCTAGAAGCATGGCAAACTAAAGTCGCAGAAATAAAGGCTAAATACCCGAAAGTCTAATGGCTCTAATTCCGATTGATAATGTCGGGCAGATGGGGATTGTCAAGGACATCAATGCTTGGCAACTGCCCCCTAATGTCTGGACCGACGGCAACAACATAAGAGCAGAGCATGGGGCTATACAGAAAACCCCCGGCTATAAGGAGGTTATGGCCTCTTGTCCTGTTGCGCCTTACCATGTTGTTAATCTGGAAATAGGCGGTTCCAACTACTGGATCATAGGTGGTACGGCTAAGATATACGTCCACAACGGATCGTCGTGGACTGACATAACCAGAACATCTGGTGGTGATTACAGTGCCACTGCAAAAGAAGGCTGGACATCTACCGTATTGGGTGGTGTTCTTATAATGGCTAATGGATTTGATGACCCGCAGTTCTGGGCATTGAGTTCTGGTGTGCCGTCTGTATCGACCAAGATGGCCGACTTGAGTAACTGGCCAGCCTCGACAGAAGCCTATTCCGTTCGAGCGTTCCGGTCTTTCCTGATTGCCCTTAATATAAAAGTATCGTCTGTTCCATATCCTAGGGTGGTTAAGTGGTCAACAGAAGCAGCTACACAGGCTGTTCCCACCTCTTGGGATGAAACTTCCGCAACGGTTGATGCCGGTGAGTATGAATTAGCCGATACTAAAGGAAAAATCTTAGATGGTTTGCCGCTTGGTGATACATTTATGATCTATAAGGAAGATTCTACCTATTCCATGTCGTATGTTGGAACTCCCTTCATCTTTTCGTTTCGCCAACTATCCCCAACTATCGGTGCATTATCTAAGAATTGTGTAGCAGAATTTGATGGTGGACATTTTATCTTTGGTAATGGTGATTTATATATCAATAATGGACAAAGGATTCAATCCTTGTTACCACATAAAATGCGGGATTACATATTTGGTAATATCCATGGTACTAATTACGAGAAATCATTTGTTGTAGCGGATTATGCTAATACAGAAATGTGGGCCTGTTATGTAAGTTCCGGTAATTCTGATGGTCAATGCGATAAGGCATTAGTTTATAACTGGGTGAATCAAACGCTCACGGAGCGGGATATTCCTAACCTTGGATTTATTGGGTATGGCACACAATCCGATCCAACCTCTACTGCTTCGTGGGGTGCTGCTTCCTCGACTTGGACTTCAGAAACTCATAAGTGGAGTGAGATTACCTCATCATCTTTCATAAGTAAGGAAGGTAAAACTCTGGTTATGGTATCTCCTACTGATACAAAATTGTACAGGAACAATACCGGAAATACGGAAGATGGGGATAATATGACTTCCTATGTTGAAAGAACTGGGTTGTCTATGGATGAACAGGGCCAACCCAATCAATCTATGGTTAAACACATTACTTCAGTTTGGCCTAAGATGTCAGTGTCTGGCGCTACTAATGTGAATGTTTATGTGGGTAGCCAGATGTCTACTGAAGATGCTATTACATGGGAAGGCCCATATACATTTAATCCTGACTCACAATCAAAGGTTCCCGTTAGAGTTACAGGTAAATATATCGGTGTGAAATTTGAATCTACCGGAGATCAAACATGGAGATTGGACGGTTATTCTCTGGATGTTAGTAATGCAGGGGTTCGCGGTTCCAAGATGAACTAATGGCCACTAATTCAGATAGAACTGTAAAATCTGTTACTTACTATCAGCCGGGTCCAGTGCCTATAGTTACAGGTATGGCTACTGGTGGGCCATATACTGGCGATACCCCTCGTCAGTTCGGTGGTAGTGTCACCCAGCCCCGCTTTGCAAAGGGGTATACTGGGGATACTTCCCTAGATCATATTCGTTCTGGGGTGATTGATGGAGAAAGGCCAACTGAGTCTGGGTGGATAGAAGCGAATAAAGTATTAGGTGAATACCTCAGGAATGAATTAAAACAGTTAGGGGATGTTCTTTTTAATCAAGCCACCTTCAGGCTGGAACGAACTAATGCAGTACCGGATAAACCCAGAGCGGGTGATATCAGATATTTTGATGGTACAAATGCAGACCCTTTAGGCACTGGGATTGAGGGGCTTTATGTCTTCAAGAAGGGTTCGCCGGGAAATTGGGTGAATCTGTTGGCCCTAGATTCGGGTACTGTAGAGATTTC